CTATCTGAGTGACCTTATGCGAAAAAACAACACTTTTGCGCATATTGTGGATTTGACGCATGGGAATAGAAAAAAAGCTGACAGGATAATCTGGGCTTTACAAGGTAGGTTCGAGCATGGCAGAATTGTGTTAAATTCTGAGGAAGATTGGGATGAGTTTGTAGACCAGTTAATCCTGTTCCCTGCTCAAGGTGTTCACGATGACTTGCCTGACTCCCTTAGTTACATTGACCAACTAGCTGTTACATCTTACATGGAAGAAGATGACAATGAGGATTGGCAACCGATAGATATTATCTCAGGGGTATAAGATGGAATTCCAAGAACCTAGCGATTCAGACAAAGAACTAACCGCCTTTGTTGTTAACCATTGTGATCGCTGGCGTGATTACCGAGACACCAACTATCTAGAAGAGTGGCTTGAATACGAGCGTATCTTCAATGGTGAGTGGGCTGTTGAGGATAAAACTCGTGATTCCGAGCGTTCAAGAATCGTTACTCCCGCTACCCAACAAGCCGTAGAAACCCGCCATGCCGAAATCATGGAGGCTATCTTTGGTCAAGGTGAGTTCTTTGATATCCAAGACGATATCCGTGATGTCAACAACAATCCTCTAGATGTTGCTGCTATCAAGGCTCAACTCATGGAAGACTTCAAGGTTGATAAGATTCGTAAATCTATTGACCAAATTGAGTTGTTGGCAGAACTCTATGGTACTGGTATCGGTGAGATTGTTGTCAAAACAGAGAAAATCTTTGTTCCCGCTACTCAAGCAATCCCTGGTCAAATGGGACAAGCGGCTATTGGTGTTGTCGAAAAAGACCGCATTGCAGTAAAGATTGTTCCTGTTAACCCTAGAAACTTCTTGTTTGACCCTAACGGCACATCTATTGATGACTGTATGGGTGTGGCTGTAGAGAAGTATGTTTCTATCCACAAGGTCGTTAAAGGTCAGGAAGATGGTATCTATCGCAAGGTACAAATCGGTACTGATTCGATGGATACGGACTTAGAGCCTACCCAAGAGATTACTCAGTACGAAGACGATAAAGTTAAGTTGTTGACCTACTATGGTCTAGTTCCTCGTGAATACCTTGAGCAACTGGAAAACGAAGATGGTGAAGTAGAAGACTTGTTCCCTGAAGACTCTGTTCAGGACGAGTATTCCGATCTGGTTGAGGCAATTGTTGTGATTGCCAATGATGGTGTTCTTCTGAAGGCAGAAAAGAACCCATACATGATGAAAGACCGCCCAATCCTTGCGTATCAGGACGATACAGTTCCTAATCGCTTGTTGGGTCGTGGTACTGTAGAGAAGGCTTACAACTCACAGAAGGCTATTGATGCCCAAGTTCGTAGCCACTTAGACTCTTTGGCGCTGACTACAAGCCCAATGATGGCTATGGATGCAACTCGCTTGCCTCGTGGTGCTAAGTTTGAAGTAAAGCCAGGTAAAGCTATCCTGACAAACGGCAATCCTAATGAGATTCTGTTCCCATTCAAGTTTGGCAATACTGATGGCTCTAACCTGACTACTGCTAAAGAGTTTGAGCGTATGCTTTTACAGGCTACTGGTACGCTAGATTCACAAGGAATGGTGTCTGCTGTTGCTCGTGATGCAGGTCAAGGTGGTATTTCGATGGCTGTTGCCTCGATTATCAAGAAATACAAGCGTACATTGGTGAACTTCCAAGAGGATTTCATGATCCCCTTCATCACCAAAGCGACTTACCGCTATATGCAGTTCGACCCAGAGCGTTATCCTACTGTGGACATGAAGTTTATTCCGACTGCCGCATTGGGAATCATTGCTCGTGAGCATGAACAACAGCAGTTTATTGCGCTTTTGCAGACCCTTGGCCCAAATACTCCTGTTTTGCCAGTCATTCTCAAAGGAATCATGGCGAATTCTTCTCTGTCAAACCGATTTGAGTTGATTGAGATGCTCGACAAGATGTCACAAGGCGATCCACAAGCCCAACAAGCTCAAGCAATGCAACAACAGTTGGCTATGCAGTTGGCACAGGCTCAGATTGCTGTCCAAACGACTCAAGCAGAGCAGAACAAGGCAGAGGCTCAGAAGTTGTTGACAGAGGCTCAATTGATGCCTATTGAGTTGCAAGCTAAGAGCATGGCTGCTACGACTAAGAATCTGCCAAACGAAGATGCTTTGGCTTCTAAAGAGTTTGATAAGCGAGTCAAGATTGCTGAATTGATGCTCAAAGAAGCAGATATTCAGAACAAGGCTAAGATTGTTGAAAAACAGATGACTAAACAATGAGTCCAGAACTGCAAAAGTATTACGAAGAGCGATTCACCATGATGTCCACTCAAGGTTGGGTGGATTTAATGGAGGATATTGACAAGATGATTGAACCTTTGAATAATATTTCAACAATTGCAGATGAAAAGACTCTACAATTTCGTAAAGGTGAGTTATCAATACTTATTTGGCTGAAAAACTTGAAACAAGTCAGCGAGCGAGCATTTGAGGACTTAAATGAAAAGAATGTATGAATTCGCCTGTGTAAATGGGCATAAAACAGAGAGATTTGTTGATTATGAGGCAACAATTCTCAAATGTGAGTGCGGTGAGGAAACTCATCGTGTTCTATCAGCGCCAGCATTTCGACTAGAAGGTTGGTCTGGCTCTTTCCCAACGGCTTATAGCAAGTTTGGCAAGAGTCATACTGACAAGTTGAAGGCTGAACGCAAAGCCAACTCATAAGCAATTATGCCGAGTTGAATCTCCTACAACCGAAAGCGGCAGGAAAAGGAAATTAGTATGTTGATTGACGATGACAAAGAAGTGTTTGGTGAGTTAGAAATTGAAGAGCAGAAGATCGCTCAAAAGGCTGAACTTCCTGAGAAATACAGGGATAAAAGTTTAGACGAGATTGTGAAGATGCACCAAGAGGCTGAGAAGCTCATTGGTAAGCAAGCACAAGAAGTGGGTGAAGTCCGTAAGCTCGCAGATGAACTCCTAAAACAGAACCTTAGTTCTAGACAGCAACAGACAAAAACGGAAGAGCCTGAAGTAGATTTCTTTGAGAATCCACAGAAGGCAGTTCAACGGACAGTTGATAATCACCCTGACATCCTAGCGGCACGACAAGTGACGTTAGAGATGAAAAAGGCACAAATTCAGCAGAAGTTGGCTCAAGAACATCCCGATTTTGGCGACATCGCTAAAGATCAGGACTTTGCAAACTGGGTGAAGTCTAGCCCTGTGCGTCTAAAGTTGTTCGAGCAAGCAGATGCGGGATATGATTACGACTCAGCTAATGAACTGCTGTCTACTTACAAGCAACTTCGTAGCGTGAAGACTAAGCAATCTAGTGATGCTGGAGAAGCCACTAGAAAGCAGAATCTTAAGGCTGTTGGAGTTGATGTTGGTGGTTCTGGAGAATCTTCTAAGAAGGTTTATCGTAGGGCTGACCTTATTCGGCTGAAAATGCAAGACCCTGCCCGATATGAGATGCTAAGTGACGAGATCATGCAAGCGTACTCAGAAGGCCGAGTTAAGTAACTTTTTTTTAATTTTGGAGATTTAATCATGGCAAATACCGCCTTTTCCCCCGCAAATAGTGTAACCACTACATCCGCAGCTAACTTTATTCCAGAGATTTGGAGTGATGAAATTGTTGCCGCCTATAAAAAGAACCTCGTATTGGCCAACTTGGTCAAAAAGATGTCTTTCAAAGGCAAAAAGGGTGACACAGTTAACATCCCTAGCCCTGCTCGTGGCAATGCTTCTGCTAAAGCCGCTACCGATGCAGTTACTCTGATTGCTGAAAGCGACACTAACATTCAAGTGTTGATTAACAAGCACTATGAGTACTCACGTTTGATCGAAGACATCGTTGAAGTTCAAGCCCTGACATCTTTGCGTTCTTTCTACACAGAAGACGCAGGTTATGCCTTGGCTAAACGCATCGACACAGACTTGGTTCAATTGGGTCGTGCATTCAATGGCGCTACTATCGGTACTGACGACTATGCTACAGCCGCTAACAGCACTAAGGCATACATCGGTTCTGATGGTACTACTGCTTACAACAGCAACACTTCTAACGCTGCTGCTTTGACAGATGCCGCTATCCGTCGCACTATTCAGCGTTTGGACGACAACGACATTCCTATGGATGGTCGTTTCTTCCTGATTCCTCCTTCAAGCCGTAACACATTGATGGGTCTGGCTCGCTACACCGAGCAAGCCTTCATTGGCAATGGCGATGCAATCCGCAATGGTGAAATCGGTCAGTTGTACGGCATGGCTGTGTTCGCCACATCCAATGCTGATACTGGTGCTGGTTCTTCTGGTACAGACCGCATCTGCTTGATGGGCCACAAAGACTCTATGGTCTTGGTTGAGCAATTGGGCATCCGTTCACAGACTCAGTACAAGCAAGAGTACCTCGGTACATTGTTTACTGCTGACACTCTGTATGGTGTGAAGGCTTTGCGTACAGCCGCATCTAGCTCTGCAGCTAATGCTTCTGGCGCTTACGCTTTGGCAGTTCCTGCTTAATTGTTGCCACTTCTCCCCTGTCTTCGGATGGGGGAGTTTTTTCTTAATTTAGGAGGAATTCATTATGGCAACCGCATCATCGGTAGTATCACGCCGTGGTAACGACCAGTTCCGTGGCTTGTTTAGCGACACATGGGCTGTAACAGCAACTTTGAACGCAGGTTCTTTGGTTGATGGCGCAGGCGAAACAGATGACGTTACTATCCCTGGCGTAGCTCTGGGCGATATGGTCATTGGCGCATCTTTGGGTGTGGATTTGGTTGGTTTGACAGTAACAGGCTATGTGTCTGCTGCTGACACAGTCAAGTTCCGTATTCAGAATGAGTCTGGTTCAACTGCTGACTTGGCATCTTCAACACTTCGTATTGTTGTAGTTCGCATGGTCTAATCTAAAGGGGGCTAATAACCCCCTTTTCTTCGGAGATTCTTATGGCAACCTTTAAGTGCTTACAAAGTGGGCAAACTGTAACCTTTACGCTTCAACATGATATTGATAGCATGAAGGGTCATGCAGGTTATGTGAGAATTGATGAAGAGGAAAAAGAGTCTTTTGAAAAGCCTTTAATATTGTCTCAACCACAGCCTGTCAAGAAGATGGGTCGTCCAAAGAAAGTAGCAAATGTCTGAGATTGATCCAAGAGAGTTTGGCAAACTAGAAGCCCAAGTTGAGGCTCTTCAGGCAGAAGTTCATGCTATGCGAGAAGATATTAAAGCCCTTTTAGAGATGGCAAATCGTTCTAAAGGCGGTATGTTTGTTGGTATGGCGATAGCATCTGTATTAGGTGGTATTGTTTCTTTTGTTGCAACCAAGATGATTCGTTAAGGAGAAATCATGTACGGAAAAACCAAGATGACTAGCGCCAAGATGCCAAAGAAGAAAGAGAAATCTATGCCTTTGGCTATTATGATTGCTGTTGGTAAGCCTCGTGCTATGCCTACTCGTGGTGGTCGTACAGCGACTAACATGATGAAGAAATCAGGTCGTGGCAAATGAAAAAGACCAAAGCAGAGGCAAAAATCTCTAAGGTCTACAAAGAATTTAAGGCTGGAAAACTTCATTCTGGTAAAGGTGGCCCTGTGGTTAAGTCTAAAGACCAAGCCATTGCCATTGCCTTAAGTTCTGCTGGTATGTCTAAGCCAAGGAAAAAGAAATGAAACAAGGTCTGTATGCCAATATTGCTGCTAAACGAGAGCGTATCAAGGCAGGCTCTGGCGAAAAGATGCGCAAGGTAGGCTCAAAGGGCGCTCCTACTGCCAAAGACTTTAAACAAGCGGCTAAGACTGCTAAGAAGAAATGACATTAAAAGCTCACCAAAACCCGAAAGGGGGCTTGAATGCCAAAGGAAGAGCATCGTATAATGCAGAAACAGGTGGTAATTTAAAAGCACCAGTTAAGTCGGGAGATAACCCTCGTAGGGCATCCTTTTTAGCACGCATGGGCAATATGCCTGGCGCTGAGATGAAAGATGGAAAGCCTACCCGACTTTTACTTTCTCTTAGAGCTTGGGGCGCATCGTCCAAGGAAGACGCTAAAGCTAAGGCTAAAGCGATCTCTAAGAGGAATAAGAAGTGAGACCAGTTTCAGTCGCAGCAACGCCAACAGCGGCAACATTGACTACTGTTTATACAGTACCGACTGGATATTACGCTCTCTTTAACCTGATGTACCTTCACAATACAACAGGCTCAACTAAATCAATTACTGCTCAATGGTACGACTCAAGTGCCGCAACATCCTACGATATTCTTAGTAGCTACAACATGAGTTCCAAAGAATATTTGAAGTTTGATGGTGGTGCTTACATTGTGTTGGAAGAGGGCGACCAATTCCGAGTTACTACTGAAGCGGGTAGCACATTCTCTGTACTTGGTACATTTGAGTTATACGGAGCGCAACGAACATGACATATCTAGAATTAGTCAATGATGTTCTCACTCGTTTGCGTGAGACTACTGTTTCTACAGTATCAGAAACCACTTATTCCGCATTGATTGGCAAGTTTGTCAATGATGCCAAGCGTCAAATTGAAGATGCTTACACATGGAATTGTCTATCACAAACAATCACAGTAACTACTACTGGTGACACACATTCTTATGCTTTGACTGGATCAGGTCAGAAGTTTCGTGTGATGGATGCTCTCAATACAACTAGCAATGTGCTGATGGGTGATGTGCCATTCATGA